TTGATTGAATTTATTGTAAGTAGCCATTATTTATTTCCTTAGTAAAGAGCTAGAATATCAGTAGCAGTTGTGGCTGCTTTAATTTTAGAAACTTGGATTGGTACAATTGTACCAGAAGCAATATTAACAAAAACAGCATCATGACCATCTGCCATTGTGACAGTGAGATCACCTGCGGTTCCCACAAACACTCCTCGGGTAATTTCAATTACCGTAGAATCGCTTGGAGTTACTGTCTTTGCGCCATGTGCAGCAACTGTTGCATTAGCAGAACGATGTGCAGACATAAAAATCCTTTAAAAATAAAGGGCGCAATTTGCGATTAAACAAACTACGCCCTCTAGGGTATTACAGAGTTAGACCCTGTGGAGGAATGTAATATTCCACTTTAACAATAACTGGATTCGTTAGAGTTGCACTAGCCTTTAGATAAACAGTCTTATCAGCAGTTAGTTGAACACCAACACCGGCACCAGTAGCAGCACCAGATACTGCATAACCAGTAGAGTTAGGAGCAAAGGCACTCAGTAGTTCAACACCACCGTTGGTATAACCAACGTTGATAGTCTGAGTAGCATTCGCACCAGCACTAACGGTATATACACCAATAGGCACAGCATACTTAGGCAAGACGAAAGCGGCGAAGCCTGTTGAACCATCTGCTACTTCAAGGATACCCACCTTTACAAGTGGGTCCCTTGCCGCAGGAGTGGTAACAGTTACGCCGGCAGGACCGACGAAGTTAGCTGCCATTATGCACCAGCACTACCATAGATAGAACGTGGATCAGACCAACCGAAGGAGTAACGAGCAGTTGCCTTGAACTTGGCGTTCTCGGTATCGAAATCGTTATCCATTTCGAAAGCATCACCACGACGCTCGAAATACTTGATACCATCCTTAACGTTGGTACGAATGAACCAAGCATCAGCATCGGTTAGATAGTGATTGATGGTAACATTGCTAAATAGACCCATGTCCTTGAGAACGTTCGGATCATTTAGATCAGTACCAACACGACCATCAGCACCAAGAATGCGCTTGACTTCAAAAGTCTGTTGATAAGGAATAACAAGTTGTTGAGGACGAGCAGCGATCAGAAGACCACGATCATCACGGAAACCTGCAATATCAATAACAGCCTGCTCAAGAGCAGCTTCTGATAGGTCAGCGGCAGTAGCGATCTTGTTAGAGAAAGTACCACCAGCAACGTTGGGATGAGAAGCGGAGATTAGTTCAACACCATCGCCACCCTTATAGGTAGAATCGAATGCGCGATTGTAAATATTCGCACCAACGATTTCCTTGGTTTGACGCATTGAGCGTGCAAGAGCCTTAGCCTTTTGTGCACCAACCTTACCATACTGGTCATCTTCAAAGATTTCACGAGTAACGATAAAACCAAGAGCATACACAACATGGTTGTATCGTGAGGTGAAGCCTTGACGCTCAGTATCATATTGAATTGGAGCGCCTTCGTTCTTAACAGCCGCTAGGCCAAAAGAACTTAGACCGAGGTCTTCTTCATAAGCACGATCAGAAGAATTCTTCTCGAAGAGCTTATCCCATTCAACTGGGTAGTCCGCGTACTCTTTACCATAAATGGAATTGAGGCCGGGCCAGAGTAGTTTTGCAAAACTGGAACTAGTAATAATACCTGACATTTTCTATACCTTTCTATTAAACGCCTACAGTACCGACAGACTTGTACTGATGGTTGTTGATTTGAACTAGAACTTTAGTATAGTTGCCAGTTACTTCGTTATCAATCTTCTTGCTCACACCAACAATCTTAAACGGTAGAGTTGCAGCAGTACCCTTATCAGACATATTTAGTGAGTGGGCGGAGTTACCTGTGGTGGTAGAACCGGAGCCAGCGAAGATGTTTGCATTTTGACCAACGTCTGCGACAGCGAAGGAGTAAGCAGAACCGGCAGCGGTAGCTTCAACTTCATAGATTAGATCGGGAGAATCTGCAACGAGAACGTACTGTTCAACAGAACCGGGACGATATACAGGAGTATCAAGAGAGATACTACCAGCAGACATGCGACCTTCAACTGGATCGAGCTTGGTATTGATAATACCAACAACAACACCAAGAGCAGGTTGACCAGTACCAGCAGTACCAGCAGCATGTGCAGTTACTTATTGAATACCGGCAGCATTACCATCAGCAGCGAGTTTAACAACGTCGCCTACGAAAAGTGCAGTGGAGTCACCAGAAGCGACACCATAAATGTTAGCTTGGCCGTTATATGGGGCACCAGTAACATGTTTAACGGGACGAAAACCGTTAATTTTGGAAGTATTTGCCATACTTATATTTTCCTTTGAGGTTAATAGAAGCTAACCTCAGAGCATTAGGTAATATTTAATTTACCGTACATACCTTGAGAAGCTTCTTGTTTCATTGCCTGCTCAGTATCATTAATTTGAGCAGCCTTTGCAGCTTGATCTTCTTCATAGTATTCTTTCTTAGTACGCATTAGGTAAGAAACAGTACCATCATTACTAGTAACCCGTTTACCGGAACCAATATCAGAAGGATCAAACACACGAGAATCTCCAACTACTAGATCAGAGTCTTGAACAAACTCATATCCAGCAGCTTGGAAATTAGCAATACGACTACCAGTGTCATTAACGAAACGATAGACATAGTTGGGGTCTTTATCCCCAGCGATGGATTGTGGTCCACGCTGATTCAACGATTTACGCGCTACGCGTTCTTTAGTAACTCGACTCATTATTTGACACCTCTCATTTGCTTAACTTGTGCAATATAATCTTCTTTGGACATAACACCAGCACGAACGAATGTATTCATTACTTTACGCTCATCGTCGGTAAGTTCAAACGAACTCTTGTTAGCTGCCCCTGTACTGGCCCCTTCAACTGTAGAAGGTTTCTCTCTATTAGGATTCACGAACTTAGTTGAGAACCGGGTTCGTACTTCCTTTGTCACATACTGAAGAACTTCTTCAGGATCAATACCCGGATTGCTTGCAGCATAACCGGCTCCCAAAGTGTCAGCATATTTACGCATTTCAGTATCCTTCTCATACCACTTATTCGCAGATACCCAGTTAAGGAATCGCGGATCAGGTTGATTCGGAGTATTCTGTTGTACAACCTCACGAGCCTTTTGTTCAGCTTTAAGGTCTGTTAGAAGTTCGGTAGTTTCGAGATACCCGTCTGAATTGCCTTCTTCTAGATGCTTCTTTTGAAGCGCCTTCAATTCAGTCAATGCACGATTATACTCTGTTTCACGAACCTTGGTATGATGATCTTGAAGCATCTTAAGTGCCTTACGGGTTTCCTTAAGTTCCTTACCCATGTGATCAATCTTACCAAACAACTCACCACGCTCTACAAACTCTTTGGCAGGACGCCATTTAGCTGGATCACCTTCATATTCTTCTTTAGGTTTCCAACCCTGTTCACGGGCCTCTGTTTCAATCGGGTCTACTTGTGGAGTAGACTCTGGAGTTTCTACAACTGGTGTATTAGGTACAACATTTAGTTGAACTGCTTGTAGTTCTTCACTCATTCTTAGTCCTCAATCTTTGCGAGAATATCTATATCATTCACTAGGACAAACTCAGTCCCATCCTTATCTTTAATGACCTTGCCGCTGTAACGTGCGAAGGAGACTCGATCACCGCCTTTCAGAATCGTTGGGTCACTGCCGTAATCAATGAAGGCGCGAGGCCCAACTGTAACAACGGTTCCATACTCAACTGCTTTACGTTCTTTCTCAGTTACCATATCAGGAATCACGATCCCACTAGCAGTCTTAGTTTCCACTTCGTCTGGCTTAATGAGAATTGTATGTAGGAGGGGAAGAATCATTCTACACCCTCCAGATCATCAATTCGAAAATCTTGAATCTCTCGATACGCTTGAATCAAACCACGGAGATAATTATCCTGATTTGCATTCAGACCTGCTTGAACGGATAATATATCCTTTGCGCCTTCGATACGTTCTTGGGCAGCATGAAAGAATGCTTTGGTTACAAAGTCACCCTTCCAGTTTTCAAAATCACTTTGACTTGGAATTGCCATTCTGGTTTGCCCTCTTCTTTAGAGTTTGTTGTTGTGTTTTTGCAGCTTCGGCTTGATGCTGCATTTGTTGCTGATGAGACATGGCTTGTGCAGCCATATTCATTTTGGCCTGTTGGCCTTGGATTTGCATTTTCTGTCCAGCTTCAGCTTGAGATAGATGGGCTTTTAGAATAGCCTCCATTTGTTTGGCCTTAAGTTCTTGTTGAACTTGTGCAGCCTTCATTTGAAGTTCCTGTTCTTTTGCGGCACCCTCTAGTTGCATCTTATGCTGAGCAGCTTGCATATCCATTTGAGCTTTTTGCTGGTCTACCTGTGCCTTAGCTTT